AAGCACTAACACAAAACCAACAAAAATTCTTTGATGCATATAAGACAGGTGATTACTTTATTGGCCTACTAGGGTCACCAGGTGTCGGTAAGACATTCTTAGCATTGTATCGTGCAATCGAAGAAGTTCTAAACAAAGATAATCCGTTTACTCATGTTGTGGTTGTTCGTTCTGCTGTACAGGTGAGAGACCAAGGTTTTGTTCCAGGTACATTAGAAGAAAAGATGGAGATTTATGAAGTGCCTTACAAAGAAATTTGTGAGACACTTTTCGGTCGTTCTGATGCATGGGAAAGATTAAAGGAACAAGGGTATGCTAGATTTATTTCAACTACTGCTATTAGGGGTATCTCTATTGATAACTCTATCATTATTGTAGATGAATGTCAGTCAATGACATTTCACGAATTGAGCTCGGTTATCTCCCGTGTTGGTCACCGTTCTAAGATTATATTTGTCGGTGACTTGAAACAGAATGACCTAATTAAGAGTAGGAATGATATATCAGGTCTTGCTGAGTTTTTGAATGTTGCAAGACATATGAATGAGTTTACTGAAATCAATTTTACACCAGACGATATTGTTCGCAGCAGTTTGGTTAAATCATGGATTGTTGCCTGCGATAAATTAGGAATATAACTTTTGGAATTATTATGAATGAAGTGAATGAAACACAATTATCAGCAGATTATCTTTTTGCGTCTCCTGTGTATTGGATTGATAAACCTGAGTATTTAAAAACAACTATAAAGGTTGCAGATGAATATTTAAGTAAAGCTAAAAATTCTAGACCAAAAGATGACTTGATGGATAAATTGTATCCTGTTGTAATGTCAGATTCATTCCATGAAGATAAAAGAATTGCTGAGTTAGCACAATACATAGGTGAAACTTCATGGAGAATTTTGAATGAACAGGGTTATGCAATGGAAAACTATGAACTATTTTTTATGGACTTTTGGGCTCAAGAGCATTACATGAGGTCTTCCAATGAAGAACATGTTCATGGTTTTGGTTGTCAGCTGACTGGTTTTTACATTTTGGAAGCACCTGAAGGTTGTTCTAGTATATCTGTATTTGATCCTAGGTCAGCTAAGAAACAAATCAATTTACTTGAACGAAATATGCAACAGGCAACATATGCATCATTAGCAGTTAACTATGCTCCTAAACCAGGAAATTTATATTTCCTAAATGCTTCGTTACCTCACGGTTTCTCAAGGCATGGTTCAGATAGTCCTTTAAAATTTATTCACTTTAATCTTGGTTCAAGATTTATATCAAAACCAACTACTGAAATTGTATGAATAAGTATCACATAAGATTCAATAAAACAAGAGGCCAACCTGGTAGAGGTTCTGTTGACCATGTTTGGCGCGTATTTGAAAATGAAAAAAAAGAGTACCTTGTCAAGCACTTCAAAATCAATGTTTCATCATATTCAGAAACAACTGGAAATGGTACTGGTAATGATGATTGGAACATTGCTTGCGAAGGATATATAACACTAGATAGAGAAACCTCTACCGCAATTATTAATGAAAAAAATGTTTAACTACTGTGATGTACCAACACTAAAAGATATTAAGGCTGAAACCTTTCCCGACGGTCGATACTATGTTATGGAAGATGGAACAAAATTGCCATCTATTACAACCGTGCTGGGTGCATTAAGTAAAGCTGACATACTTGCATGGCGCAAGCGGGTTGGTGAAGAAGAAGCTAATAAAATCTCACGCAAAGCATCTGGTCGTGGTACTAATGTTCATAGCATTTGTGAGGCATATCTAAACAATAACCTAGAATATTCAAAGAAAGCTATGCCTGATGCATTGGAGATGTTCAAGAGCATAAAACCAATCATAGATGCGAATGTAACTGATATTTGGTATCAAGAGTGTGCATTGTTCTCTAAGAAACTTGGTGTTGCTGGTCGTGTTGACTTGATTGCACATTGGAATGGAAAACTATCCATCATTGACTTTAAGACTAGTAGCAGAATAAAAAGTAGAGAAAAGGTTATGTCTTACTTTTGGCAAGAAACTGCATATGCTTTGATGTTGGAAGAAATGATTGGTACGCCTATCGACCAAATTGTTACACTTATGGCAGTAGATGGTTTAGAACCATTGGTGTTCGTTGAAAAGACAGAAGACCACATTGAAGGATTGATAAAAGCCATACACTTCTATAAAACAACCTTATAAATAGGGTTAATAACGAAAAAATGGAGGAAAAATGACTATTACAATCAATGGTACTTCTGGTGTTTCTTCACCAGGCTTAACATTAACTGGTCCTTATAATGAGGGCGTTGTAACTATTGGTAACTCCACTGCCGCAAAAACACTTTCTTTGGCAACTGGCACATATCAAACTTGTACTTTGAATGCAAGTTGCACTTTTACAATGCCTTCTGTTGCGTCCGGTGTTTCTTTTATTCTGATGCTTTACACTGTTGCTGGAGGTTTTACAGCAAATTTTACTGGTGTAAAATGGCCAGGTGGAGTTGCACCAGTAATAACTACAACAGCAAGTAGGGTTGATATACTCACATTTGTATGTGACGGAACATATTGGTACGGAGCTTCTGCACAAGGATACGCATAAAATGTTTGCTGCGAAAAATTTATTACAATCTAGATATGCATGTAAGCCATTTTCAGCTACAGCAACATCCGGAAACAATTTAACTGTAACTCCAGCAAATTTTCCAGGATATATCTCTGGTGCATCATGTATTACTTATAATGTTCCATCTGGTGTGCTCATAGGAAGTACAACGATTGCTAGTTATGCATTAACTTTTTCAGGTTTTAATCCTAATGATAAGATTAAAATAAACAATTCAGGTAAAATAGTGGGTAAAGGTGGTGATGGTAATAGTGGTGCCGGTGGACCTGCATTAAATGTTTCTGGTGGTGGAAAATTCATCATTAACAACAATACCGGAGCAATTATAGCTTCTGGTGGCGGTGCCGGCGGTAATGGAAATGGTGCTTATACTTGTCGGCCATGTTGTTGCGGTGGTGGAAGGGCTCAAGCTCAAGGTGGTGGCGGAGGAGGTGGCCAAGGTTATGTGGGTGGAACAGGTGGTCCAGTAGTAGGAAATAATTCCAATATGACCGCAGCAGGCGGCGGCCACAATGCCTGCGCTGGTGGTGCTGGTAGTATAACTGCTGCTGGTGCTGGTGGCCGGCAACAGTTCATGTTTGCATTTTTCACAAGTCCTGTTACTTATTTTGGAGCAGCAGACGGCGGCGCAGGCGGAACTTTTGGTTCAAATGGCACTGTTGGTAATAGTGGAAATAATCAAACACCCGTTGGTTGGCCTTCGAGCGGTGATCCAGCATTCCCTCGGGGTCTAGGAGGTACTGCCGGAAATGCTATCAAAGGAGTTGGTGCTTATACACTTAACAATTTAGGTGGAACTGTTTATGGACCTTTAATTCCATAAAATTTAATGAAAGAAAATTATGAATAATGATGAATGTATTACTGAAGTTGTTGAATCACCCAAAAACAAACCCGAAGCACTTTCGCCTTATTGGTTTTGGAAAAATGGAATTTCTGATGCGTTGATAGAATGTTTTAATGATGAGATTAAAGATATTCCACCAGAAAAGGGTACAACCGTTTCAACAAAATACGGTAAACAAAATGACGATGCTGTTAGGAATTCAGACATACTAATTTTTGATCCAATTCATTGGTTTGCTGGAATTTTATTTAATTATGCCATTTCTTCTAATTATCAAGCCGGATGGGAAATAGAAACAACGGTGCCTCAATCATTGCAGGTTGCACATTATGGGCCATCACAACATTATACATGGCATTCAGATACTGAAATGTTTGTTAAAGAAAAAATAATTAGAAAACTTTCCGTTATTTGTTTGCTATCCGATAGGTCTGAATTTGAAGGTGGTGAATTGGAATTAGCAGGTGTTGGTCAAATAGAATTTAATAAAGGTGATGTAATTGTATTCCCTTCAATATTACAACATAGAGTAGTTCCAGTAACTTCTGGATTTAGAAAATCATCCACACTTTGGATACTAGGAAATAGGAGATGGTAAAATGATAGAATTCACTTATACAATAAAATCTGTTAATGCAGAAACAAACCAAATGGAGATTGAGTATAATTCTCCAGGTAGAGACACGATAATTGTTGGTACTCCATTACCTTTGAGCAACCTCACAATCGATGAATTTGCACATAGGTTTGCTCCATTTGGTTATTGGACCGAAAAGGAATACGGTTATCAAGTACCTGAGGTTGGTACAACAGGTTCTTATACGCCACCTGTACTTCCTGTAGTTTAAATCACAGAGGCTTGACAAGTCTCTAATCCTGTGATACAATATATACTTTACACACTTATGAACTGGGACATGGTTCATCCGTGCAATTAGACTAAGTTCCCACTTTGTGGGTACGGGAGTGAGAATCTCCCTAAGTGTGTTTTTTATTGCTGTATGAAGCAAAGAGAAAAGTGTTCTGGACGCCGGGGCGGTACCGGCCCAGTCCACCAAAAGCATTTGCGTGTTAGCCGAACCAGAAATGATGTATTCGGGGGAATGTAAATCGAGAAGTGCTTTTGATGGGCTGGAAATAGTTTCGACAGAGCAAAGAGTAACAGAGTGGACAGCACGGTAGGCGATGACCGTTAATCAAGCAAAAAAAGTAAACGCAAACGACTCAAAGTTCGCATTGGCTGCCTAAGGGCCGGCCTAGGGTTTCGGTAGGTTTCC